CTTGATTCTATGCAAATTAAAGGTCGAATTCCTGCGTTACTGGATCACTCAACTCGGCAACGCGCTGGAGCCATCAATAGCCATAGCATTGATCACCAGAATGGCCTAACAGTTTCAGGCGATCTAATGAGTAATGAGTTTGGTACTCAGGTTGCTCAGGACTCTGACGATGGTTTCCCATGGCAGATGTCAGTTCGCATTGACCCATCTGCAATTGAGGAAATTCAAGCAGGTGCATCAGTCACTGTAAATGGAAAAGTGCATCAAGGGCCTATCACGGTTTTCCGTGGTGGTCGTATCCGTGAAGTGTCTTTTTGTGCCTTAGGTGCGGATGACAACACAAACGCCGTGGCAGCCAGTCACTCTCCAAAAAATTTTAATCAACCAGAGGACACAGACGTGACCGAATTAGAAAAGGCTCAGGCCGCATTAAAGCAAGCTGAAACAGAGCGTGATGCAGCTCAAACAGAACTTAAAAAGTTTAAAGCAGATAAGCGTGAAGATGATATCAAAACGCTAGAAACGGCATTAAATAAGCAGTTCAGTGCGGAAGAAAAGAAATCCTATATTGATATGGATGACACTGCATTTGCATTTATGTCTCAGCAATTAAAGCAATTCTCGGCAGGTAATACACAGCCACCAGCTGGCCAACAGCCACAACAAGCACCAAGTGTGAATCCGGCATTTGCTCACTTGTTTAATCACCAGGCGAACGGTGGTCAGGGTGGTCAAGCTCCACAAGGCTCGGCTCTGGATCAGGCATTCAATCAATTTATGGCAGCGCAGCAACAAGGAGCTAAATCATGAGTCAGGTGGTAACAGGAACTATTGAAAATAAACAGCTGGTGGTCGGAGATGGCATTCGTACTGAGAATGCCAAAGTCAAAACGGCTACGGCGTATAAGCGTGGCGATTTACTCAATGTTGATGCCAATAATGTGGCTGACCATCCTACGGTCACTGAAAGTGTAGTAGGTGAGTGGAACGCTATTGCTGTATCGGATTTCACAGTAGAGCAAGCTACATATCATGCTGCAAATAACCTTGAAATGCCGCTCTATGTACAAGGTGCATTTGATATTGCAGTAGTCACAGTGAATGGGGCGCCGTTGACTGCTGCTCAATATGATGCTGTACGTGCACAAGCATTAAAAAACAAAATCGAACTTCGAAAAGTTGTGGGGAACTAAGACATGAGTCAAACTTTTACATTTCAAAATGCACCAGTGGAATTACTGGATGTGCCACAGCTGGTATTACTGACTGATACCACTCAAAAGGTAGATACCTGGCTGATGGACCGCTTTTTTCCTCAACGTGTTTCATACACTAAAAAAGAAGTTCCAGTTGGTGAGCTGAATACTGCGACACCACTTGCGCCGTTTGTTACTCCGACTGCAGCTGGACGTCAGATTAAAGTAGGTGAATCTGGTAACGTGAAATTCGTTAAGCCAGCTTACTTGAAACCGATGATGACGGTGATGCCGAGTGAAGTGCAGAATACTGCTTTGATTGCACGTTTACGTCAGTTCGGCGTAATTGCCACCGGTTCAAACCGCTTATCTGATGCAGATCTACTACTGATTGATCAGGCTCAAAAGGCTTTATATCTTCGTCAGTCAATTGAAAACCGAAAGCTATTAATTGCGCGTGATGTGCTTCTCTACGGTAAAACTACTTTTGCTTCTGCAGACTTCCCGATGTACGAAGTGGACTATGAGCGTAATCCAGCTTGTAACTACGCACCATTAATTAAATGGGGACAGGTTGGAGCAACGCCTGTTAAAGACATTCAGGCCATGATTGACTTGTCTATTGAGCACTCAGGTACATCACCAATTATGGCTTTGACCACTTCTAAGGTATACAACACCTTAATCAAGGACCCAGAGTTCAAGGAAAAATTCATTGCCCCGTATGCCGGTATTAGCGTTCCACTAACTCCGACCTTCGATCAAGCTGATAAGCCTCAATTCCGTGGCACAGTTGATAATATTGAAATTTGGACTTATGACGTAGGCCACAACATGGGTGGAACTTCTGAGCGTTTTATCCCTGAAGACTTTTTTGGTCTTGTTTCGGATGCGAATGGATGGATTGCACATTGTGCATTACAAAACGTTGAGGCATTTGGCCAAGCTCTAGAATTCTATTTGGGTCAGTGGCAAGAAAAGAACCCTTCAAGTATTCAGATGCTTGCTGAATCATCTCCGCTTGCTGTTCCAAACAACAAGAACGGTTTAGTCGGCGGTCGTGGATTCGTTTAAGGAGTAATACATGTCGAAGTACATTGCAAAACAATCGATCGGACATTTTCGTCCAGGTCAGGAAATCAAAGGGCTTGAAGCTAAACAACTTCAGGCCCTTTTAGCATCTGGGGCTATTGAAGAATATCAAGAGCCGGAAGAACCTGATGCAGACAATACCGCTACTCGTCTGGCTGAACTTGAAAAGGCCAATGCTGAACTAACAGCAGCAAATAAAACCTTAACCGAAGCCAATCAGACAGCAGCTGCTGACAAGGCAAAGGTAGATCAAGAAGTTACCGAGCTAAAAGCTAAAGTGGCTGAACTTGAAAAGGCAAAGTCTGCTGCAAAACCTAAAGCAGATCCAAAGCCTGCTGACGAAACCAAATAGGTGATCTATGTATGCGACTGAAGCAGATTTGGTCGCACGATTTGGTGATGAGATTGAAAATCTAAAAACGATGCTTCCTTCTCAGTCCTCAGTAACTGATGCAATTCAGGATGCGACAGAGGAAATTAATGGCCACATCGGTGGTCGTTATCCTTTGCCGCTACCCAATGTGCCAAGTAATTTAAAGCGTATGGCGTGTGACATTGCACGCTATCGTCTTTACTTCCAGCAACCCACCGATGAGGTGCGACAGCGTTATGAAGACGCAATTGCATTCTTAAAGCGTGTGGCTGATAACAAAGCACATTTGCAGATTCAGTTACCTGAAACAAACCAGATCGTGGATGACCAACCTAAAGGACGACCTTCAACGGCGCCAGTCGGCACTTCGTATACCGGTGGTGTATTTGGGGATTCTATCCTGGATCAGATGCCCAGCATGAAGTGAGGTGTTTATGGCTTTCGCAATAACCATTCAGGCTGATAGTTCACCTATTGAAGCAGTGCTTAAGCAATTAGGTAGCTTTGACTCATTAAAGGCTCAGTTATTTGATGAGATCGGTGCTGGGCTTGTGAATAGTGTTCAGAATCGATTCTTAACAGGTACTGATGTTGATGGTAACCCGTGGAAGATTTCATGGAGAGCCAAGCTGCAAGGTGGCGAGACGCTACGTGATACTGGCCGCCTAATGAACTCCTACACACACAATGTACTTTCAAGTGGTGTGGAGGTGGGTACAGATGTTGCGTACGCACCACATCTGCATTACGGCGCAACAATCCTACCTAAGAATGGCCAATACATCACTTTTGCAGTGGGTGGTCAATATCGGAAAGTAAAGCAGTCAGTTTTACCACCACGGACCCAGCTCGGTCTTGATGCTGAAGATGAGGTTATGGTTTTGGATATTGTTGGGAGTTTTATCGATGAGCACCTTCTTCGCGGTACGTGATGAGATTGCAGAAAAGCTGAAAGAAATTCCAGAATTTCTAAAGATCTATACGCCGTTGAATTCAGTCAGCGTAACAGAGATGTCGCAAGTCACGCCGTCGGCACATGTCAATTTTGTCCGCATAGACAAGAAAGCCAGTGCAGGTCGTGGAAGTATTAACCAGATCGGTCAGCAATGGGCGGTCACGGTGGCATGTCGTAATGCTCAGTCTCAAATGACTGATGGTCGGGCGGTAAGTGATGAAGCTGGTCTTTTAACTGAAAAAGTTATTCAACTTCTGTCAGGCTGGCAGCCTCAAGCATCACGCACGACACTGGATTTCATATCGGTTCGGGATGGTTATAGTTCGGGCTTTGCATACATCACGATTATTTTTGAATCACAAAAATTCATTTAGGAGCCAGTCATGGCAAAACAATATAAGGCATTACAGCCTGTCGGTCGCTTTAAAAAAGGTGATGTAGTCGGCGGACTGGACGATGCTCAAATTAAAAAATTAGTGGCAGATGGTGTGATTCAGGAAGTGCCTGAAGCTAAAGCTGCTCCAGCCAAGAAAACCACAGGGGATGAAAAGTAATGGTTAAATCAGATTTAATCTCGCTTCAAGGTGAGCTTCATTTGGCGAAGATGGTTAATAGTGTGCCATCTGCCTTATTGCCCGTTGGTAATACACCGGAATTACAGATTGCAATCTCTAGTGAATCCACGGATCACTATGAAAGTAAAACCGGCCTCCGTGCTAAGGATGCGGTACTACGCAAACAAACTGCAGTGGCTATCTCTGGTATGCTTGAAGAAGTAACAAAGCAAAACTTAGCAATGGTCCTAAGTGGCAAATCAATCGAAATCCCTGAAACTCAGCTGACTGATATTACTCTGGGTGCTGTAGAAGCTGGCGCCATGATTGACTTAGGACATCGTAATTTAAGTGAAGTGGATTTTAAAGACAGCTCGGATGTTGCCATCACTTCAGATAAATATGTACTGGATGCTGTTTACGGCACAGTCATTTTTAATGAAGCTATTGTTGGTTCAGTTAAGTTTTCTGCCAAAGCCGGTGCTAAGACACGTACTACAATTGCAACTAACCTAGGTAATGAATATCGCTTGCTGTTTAAAGGCATTGATACTGTTACAGGCGATAAGGTGATCTTAACTTTATGGCGCGTCGAATTTTCGCCAGATACCGAGTTTGATCTAATTCATGAGGACTTCGGATCTTATTCAATTGAAGGTGAAGCACTGGCAGATATCTCTAAAGCTAATGATGAAGAGCTAAGTGTATTTGGTCATATTGAGCGTTTTAGCGTAGCTGCATAAACCCATAAACCATACAGGCACAAAGAAATCCACGGCGCATTAGCGTCTTTTTTTGTGCCTGCCTTATAGTAATAAGTCTTAAAACATTTAAGATGAAACTTAATAAATAGTAAAAAATAAAGATTATGTAATCTTTTGTTATTCTAATTTTCATCTGATGGGGATATAAAAGATATTCTGTTCACGTTAAGAATAAAACTGCTATGACTAAAATAGAAATATTTGTCTCCATCCTAGCCGTAATAATTATTTCTACTATTATTTATCTTGTATGTCAGTAAGTTAGGAAGCTAAGAACCGCCTTTGGGGCGGTTTTTTGATAAGTGGAAGTTTCACCTGGCTATATAAGTTGAATTTTAAAAATACTTAAAATGGTTAAACATAACTTTACAAATCCACTCTCCCTAGATGTTAGATAAGATTGAAAATTAATGTAAAGTGTCGCCCTTAATACATGGGGATATTATGAAAAATTTAAGCTTATTCTTTTTTATTATGATTTTAGCTGGGTGTGGACACGGGGAATCTAGTGGTCAGCATCTTGATTTAGAAACAATCAAAAAGGAACAGCTTGAATTTGCAAAAGAAGCTACAAAAGAATTCATTCCCAATCCTGATTCAGCTAAGTTCCGCAATCAAGTCGGGGATTGTGGGGAAGTTAGCTATAAGGAAGTAGGGGGCACAGATATTGATTTCCAGCGTTTCATTGTGCTTGAAAAGAATATAGTGCTTGTAGAAAATCAGATGGATCCAAAGCAATTTGAGCTTTCATGGAAAAGCTCCTGCACACCAAGTTGGAATAAATAATTATAAGGCCCTCATTTGAGGGCTTTACTTTATTCACCAGATGATTCAGATTTTTGATCTTTTTCATTTCCATACTCTAAAACAACCTGTTGCGCTTCAGCT